CTCACGTTACGGTTGTGAAATTCTTTTTGAACGTACTACTCTTGCTCAAGTAAAAGATCCTTCTCTACCAAATGATGCTTATCTAATTCTTTATCGTGTGGATGGTGAGAATTATGTAGATTTATGTCGTGGAACTAGAGTTAAAATCTTTGATATGTACTACGATAAGTTTGGACCAGGATCGGTTCAAAAAATTGACTTTGGATACGGAAGAGTATCTCCTAGACTATGGGGATATAGAGCACCCGAAAAGAAAAAGCGAAAGTGATTTCCTAGAAAGGCGGAAAAAAATCCCCCCAAAAATTTGCCCAAAAAGGTTTTTTAAGAGAGGATTGACAAGTCCTCTCTTTTTTTGTATAATGAATTCAGAATATCAATCTAAATGGATACTGAAAGATTAAAACTCATTATTCGGAATATGGAATTGCTTTTAGATTCTCTCAAGGCAGAGATATATTCTGATATACCGCAATACAAGTATGATGATATTAAACCAGAGGAAATTGACTATGATGAGGTTTTTTAACTAATGTCTTTAAGAGCAAAAAAACTTGTAAAATTGTTGGAAAGATTGATTAGGCAGGACCATCTATATTCTGATGAGCAACTTAGGCAAATGAAATCACAATTGCGAGTTGTCAAAGAAGAACTTGCGGAATTAGAAGCAAAAACATCAAAAGGATTTGGAAAATGAAACCTATAAAAGCAAAAGACCTTCTTGAACTTGACCGTTATATGAAAGTTGTGATGATTCGTCAGACACAACTTCCACAGACTCTTGTTTATCAGGCAGGTAAGAATGATTATAGTGAAGACCCTATTCACACTAAGTTTCCTCCTGCAGAAAAGGAATGTGGTAAGTGGGTGATTGAACAGTTACTTGCAAATGAGCGAGGTCATTGGGGACCACTGGAGCATCCTGCCATTTCTCTGGACTGTGTTGGTTTCGTTCATAATGTAATGGTTCAGGCACGAACTCATCGTGTTGGAGTTTCTTTTGATGTTCAGTCTCAGCGTTATACCGGTCGTCGTGTATTGAAGGTTGCGACTGGTGACCTGAAACCTGAAGAGGTTTTCTATGTGCGTCCAGAAGGTCTCTATTTGGACCGTAAAGGGCACAAGTATGAATGGACGAAGGATGACTACGAAAGGCAGTTAAAGTTCTGTCTGGCGGCATCTGAGAGGTATGCAGAGGGTTATAATACTCGTGGTATGGCAGAGGAACATCTTCGTGATTACCTTCCTCAAAACATTCGCCAGAACTTTGTGGTTTCATTCTCTCTTCGTGCCGCACTTCACTTCCTAGACCTTCGTGCCAAACTTGATGCTCAGGTAGAAATTCAGGCATTATGTGAAGGTATGGTCCCCGTAATGAGAGAATGGGTTCCAGAAATCTTCAGTTATTATGAGGAAAAGCGTCTACACAAAGCACGACTTTCTCCCTAAATATTTTGTAAATTATTATACCTAATGCCTACTTACAGATTTGAGAATACAGAAACAGGTGAAATCTTTGAGAAATGGATGCTTATGGCAGACAAAGACCCATATCTCAAAGAAAATACTCATATCAAACCTCTTATACCAACACAAATGAATGTTGGTGAAGTGGGGGATTGGAGAAATAAACTAACCTCCAAACATCCTTCGTGGAATGATGTACTCGGACAAGCTCAGAAAATGCCCGGTTCAACTGTAAAAAAACTTTAAACACTTATGGCAAGAAGAAAAAGAGCAGAGCAACAAAATGATGTTGGTCTTACCACTCGTCAAGCAAAGCGTAAAAAACCCTTAAGTAGTGAATATCTAGTAGATATTGACCCACTTACAGATAATCAGAAAAAACTTTTCGATTCTTATGCGGAACAGAAACATTTAGTTGCCTATGGGTGTGCCGGTACGGGTAAAACTTTTATTACTCTTTATAATGCTCTTCGTGAGGTTTTGGATGAAAAAACACCTTATGAAAAAATCTATCTTGTCCGTTCTTTAGTTGCCACAAGAGAAATTGGATTTCTTCCTGGTTCTTATGATGATAAGTCGGATATTTACCAAATTCCTTATAAGAATATGGTAAAGTATATGTTTCAGATGCCTTCTGATGCTGAATTTGAGATGCTTTATGGCAATCTCAAGGCACAGGAAACCATTAAGTTCTGGAGTACTTCATTCCTCAGAGGAACCACGCTTGATAATTCTATTATTATTGTGGATGAGTTCCAGAACGCAAATTTCCACGAATTATGTTCTATTATTACTCGTGTGGGTGAAAACTCCAAGATTATGTTCTGTGGAGATGCTACTCAATCTGATTTAATAAAAACAAATGAAAAAAATGGTGTAATTGATTTTATGAAAATTTTGAGAACTATGCCGTCTATTGATATAATTGAGTTTGGTATTGATGATGTGATTCGTTCAGGATTGGTTAAGGAATTTTTAATCGCCCAACACGCACTCGGATTATAATAATATGTCTAACTCGTAGAGGTTTAGATTTATATAAATAATTATAACCTTTTATGAGTTAGACAGTGTATAATATTTACTTAATTACCAACCTTGATAATAATAAAAAGTATGTTGGACTAACAAAGTTTTCTATCACGGAAAGATTTTATCAACACGTAAAAAGAGGATTTCTTCTAACTGAGGCAATCAAAAAGTACGGTGAAGATAAGTTTTTTATTGAATTGATTGAAGAAGTTGACTCCGCTGGAAGAGCATACGAATTAGAGCAGTATTACATTAAAGAATATAATACCAAAATTCCTTATGGTTATAATTTAACTGATGGTGGTGACGGCATTTTTGGTTGGGAAGTAACCGAAGAATATCGTCAAGAATGTTCCGAAAGAGTTAAACAACTTCATAAAGAAAAAAAAGTTGGTATGTACGGTAAGAATCATAGTGATGAAACAAAAAGAAAAATGAGTGTTGCCTCAAAAGGTAAATCAAAACCTTGGTTAATTGGAAGAAAACTGAGTCCAGAATCTATTGAAAAATTGCGTCAAATAAATCTTGGTAGAGTTCTTAGTGATGAAACTAAGAAAAAAATTAGTGAAAATCATCACGATGTAAATGGAGAAAATAATCCTATGTATGGAAAAAAGCACTCTCCAGAAACTATTGAAAAGTTAAGAGAAAAGGCAAAAAATCGTCCAAAAAGAGTTTGGATTAATAATGGTATTGAAGAAAAACTTATGAATATTGACGAATCTATACCTATGGGTTATAATAAAGGAAGAGTGAGGTCTTAAATGTTTAATCATCTTGATAATGTACTTCCAAAACTTGAAAGAGCAACAATTGATGGGGTGCGATATTACAGCATCCCAGATGGAGACCAACTACTCAAGATGGTCTCTATTACCTCAGTAACCAGTCATTTTAATAAGGAAATCTTTGTCAAATGGCGTAAAAGAGTTGGTAATGAGGAAGCAGATCGAATCACTAAGGCATCAACAAGTCGTGGAACCGATATGCATACCTTAGTCGAGAACTATCTTTATAATAGAGACCTTCCAACAGTTCAACCTTTATCAGATTTTCTTTTTAGGATTGCTAAAACAGAACTGAATAAAATTAATAATATTCACTGTCTGGAAGGTGCCATGTATAGTAGGCAACTTGGTGTGGCAGGAACAACGGACTGTATTGGGGAGTTTGATAATGAACTTGCCGTAATTGACTTTAAGACTTCTAAAAAATCAAAACCCAGAAATTGGATTGAGAATTATTTCGTTCAGGCAATGTTTTATGGTATGGCATATTATGAAATGACTGGTATTCCGATTAAGAAACTAGTAATCATTATGGCATGTGAGAATGGAGAGTGTGTGGTGTACGAAGAAAGAGACCTTAAAAAGTACATGAAACTCGTAGTTGAATACATCAAAAAGTTTGTGAACGATAAACTCGAACAGATGTCTACTTGACTAATTGATTATTATATCTTATAATACATATTATTACTGCTAAACTATGACAAACATACTAGCGACATTCCTAGAGATTAATATAGAAGATATGGAATCACCCGAATCAAATAAAGAATTAGAGAAAGCAATAGAAGATAAGTTTCTTACACCTTCTAAGTTTGCCATAGAAATAGAAAAAATAGTTGCCGAAGAAAACTGTAATTATATTGATGCCATTTGCCATTATTGTGAAATTAATGGTATTGATATTGAATCGGTTACTAAGTTAGTTTCCAAACCTCTTAAAGAAAGATTGAAGTATGATGCGATTAATTTGAATTTTATGAAGCGAATTTCTAAAGCAAAATTGCCTATCTGATGTCACCATTTGAAACTTATCAGGCATATTTGGGAATCAAGAATCATTTTTCAAATCCCAAATATGATTACTTTAAATATAAAAAAACAAGAGCAACACTAACTTCGTTTAATAAAAGAAAGGACCGGTATTTTTTCGAGAAAACAAGTCGTAAGTACCAAGATAAAGAAATAGTAGATTTTCTAGTATCAAATTTTGTAGCAGCAGATAGTACAAGTAATTTATGGATTGGACAAATTATAAATTCTGGAGAAAGGACCTATCAAGAATGGATGAAAAGGCAGCAGAGTCTGACTTACTTATTCAAGGAGCAATCGACCGAATTGTTCTCTCAGACAAAATTAGAGAATGTCTTCGACTGCTCGAAAGGTCATCCAATTCTTCTCAAAACATTTCTAAAAAGTGAATTGGCACCTGAAATAATGGTAATCTATGATAAAATATTTTCATATATTAGTGAGTTTGACAAGAAACTTCTGGACCCAGTATGGGAAACCGTAAGCTTAAAAATCAAGAAATACAAACCCTTTATACATACTGATATATTCCAGTACAAAAAAATATTAAGGGACATTATAAATGAGTAGTTTTTTTGATTCTGATATTATTCAG